ATCGGATATGAAGCTGATAAAGTGTCGGTACAGGAAACTCTGGCTTTTTCTATAGTTTGAGGAGACGCTAAAGATTTCTCCACCCAAGCATCATACTGTATCCCACCCGTATATACATTGTGCCAAGCACTGCTGTAATACACATCCAGCACAATATTTGGGTTATAGGGGGTGCCGTTATTAGTCGCACCGCCATAAATACGTAATTTGCTGGTATAGAGGGGGCTGTCAGGTATCAGTTCCAGTTTTGCGTTGGTGGTTAGTGTATACGCCTGTCCAGAAACGAGGCTGCCATCATATGCCTTGGTTTCGCCTTCCCATGCGCTGGAGGGGTCATTGTGGCTTGAAGGTATTCGCCAACCCTGACTGATAGGGGTATGCAGCTCTACTAAATATCTGCTCTGGGGCGGTATATGCAGTCCGGCAACAGAGATAATAGGCGTGCCAAATGCCGTAGTGGGGGCTATACCACTCGGCTGAATGACCCCGTGGATAATGGCAGTAATCGTTGGTGAGCCAACCCCTGATATGCTGGCAATACCGCTTGGCAGTATATTCTGATTTAATTTAGCCGTTCCGAAGGCGAGAGTAGAGGCTATTCCGCTCGGCAGAATATTTTGATTTAATTTGGCAGTACCAAAAGCAAGAGTGGAAGCTATGCCTGAGGGTGATATGGTAGCGGTAGAAGTCGCACCAGTGCCATAAATAGAGATGGCATCACCATCTAATATTGTATACGTATGAGAACTTGACCCAAATGCATCTCCCGAGTATGTATAAACGCCTAAGTAACCAGAAGAATCTCTTTCTATAGCACCATCACTAAAATAACAACCTAGAAAATCACTAGTAACAACGTCTATAGATAATCCAGTAAACGTCTGCTTTGAACCACCTGTAACAGAACCAATCGTAGCGTAATCCCTATCGTTATAACTTGTCCCCGACCCAGAAAATGTCCCAATCTTAAAACCTGTAATATTATTATATCCCCAAACCTCAACCGAATTTATGACACCTGTATCATTAGCAGGATTATTTAAATCAACAAACGTCACTAATGCGGAACGGTTTGTGCCTCTATTTGTCGCACCTGGCCCAATATCTATTTCACCCATATCAAGCCTCCGCCAGTTCTGTACCGGGCATTATCTCCTTTGAGCCTTTGGAGTACTTGGCAGCACATACAGTAAGCGGACAGAGTATTCGGACTGGCTTAAATTCTGCACTGGTCTTCGCATTCTCGGCACAATTAGCTTTAAGGAGTTTGATACGCGCCTGTACCGCATCGTCAAGGTCTTCAAGGGTGGCAGGCTTTGCGAACATATGGCAATTAAACGGGGTATCCTTCATCTCCCAGCCGATATGTTTATCCACATAAGCCTCATAGTCAGCCTTTGAGATATTGCCGCCTTTACCAGTAAGGCTGGTTAATTCCTTCTCGGTTAATTCACGGGCCGGCATACGGACACGATATCCGTCATAAAGAGGCTCACCCTTCTCAAGGTAAAAATCTACCCGGACAAATTCCTGTCCCTTTTTATTAACTTGGGTGCTGTCAATTCTGGCGTACATTAGTCACCCCTAAAGTTTGAATATCTTGTTTGACCCGTTATCCCAGACTATATTTATATCTGCTCCATTGGGAGTAATGGGCAAACCGGTAGCAGTATCTATAATGGCAATTAGACGCGAGGTGCTTTCTGTCCCAGTGTCTTGCCAGATAATGATATACTCGCACTGGTCACCCGTAACCGAACTGAAAGTGGCATCAGCGGCATCAAATACGCCCCCGGTTACTGATTTACCGGTAAGTGTAACAGTGGCCACTCTCGCACCTGAAGGTACGTCATCTAGGAAATCATGGGCGGCAAGGTCTGGGGTATAATCAGCGCTGTCCAGAAGTGTTGCCTTGATAGTGTCTGTGGTAAGGTCAATAAGCCCGGATAAAAAAGCCTCTTTTGCTTTTGCGTATAGTGCGTTAGCCATATAAAACTCCTTTAAATAAATCTGCTGTGGAATACAGTTTGTAAAGTCCCGGTAGTACCGAATCCGGTTACCACAATGTGATTGTCCTGTCCGGGTAACAGCCGGGGGAATTGACCGGATACGTCCGTCATAGATGCTGTGCCGTTCTTTTTAACTACCCAGTGCTCGGTATCTATGACTAACTCGTCCGTGCTTACCATGCTGCTATCCCAGACCAACTCTTCACCGGTATCATTGTTTTTAACGGATATCGGCCCGGATAGGGATTCTCCAGCTGTCAGGGTAAATACTGGCAGGGTTAATGCCGAGCCTCCGACAGTTATGGTGACTGCTTTGGGGTCAGTAGTTATATTGTCAGTCTGGTCGGTCTCAGTAGTGGAGTAGCCGTAAGGGTCAGCACAGAGGAAGGACATCGTACCGACTAAATCTTTATGCCCCAGTCTTTGACAATCCAATTGGGATAGTGAGGCGTTATAGTAGACATCGGGCATATTGTCAAAGATTAACTGGCCAGTTTCTAAGGTGATTAAAACCCTTTTGATGTTGGCCAGTTTTTCCTGGGAATCCGACAGACTGTTACCAATAATCGTAAAATCAGTATTAATCTGCAATGCCTCGCGCTTACCTCTTGAGGCAAAAGCGCGGGTATCCAGCTGGATAGTGTTACGATTAAATGAAGTATGATTGTTTCCAGACCGATTGATAATTAACCCATATATGCTCAGGTCTAAGCTATTGAAGATTAAGCTATCAGTCATTAAGCACCTGCCTGTCTGAGGTTACGCTGGTACAAACGCTGCATCTCTTCAGATACCTGTTGAGTAATCCGCTTAATATCGGTTTCCTGCCGAACAATCGGATTATTGATATTGACATAATTATTGATAACAGTTTTGTCTGCCGTTTTACCCGCAGGGATAACCTTTTCCGGACCAGCCTCACCAGCTAGGGCATACGGGCGCATTGACTTGAGTCCATACAGCAGGGTAGGTTCTGGGATATCACCACCATTAGCGAATCTGGGTACGTAGTAATAACCTTTATCAAAGGATTTATGCTCGGTATAATTATCCTTGTTGAGGTCAGTCCTGCGCTGGTCACCGCTGATAATGGTGCCAGGCATATTAATCTCATCCCCAGACCATTTGCCTGTCTGCAGGTAATCCAGTTTTGCCTTAGTATCGTCAATGGTATTGCCCAGTGATTCCACAGCAGCCTTCTGCGCCGCGATTGCCCTATCCCATTGGCTGGATATCGTTTCTATAGCATCATTGATATTTTCAATTTCAGCTTCATATCCGGCTATTTCATCTTTCAAGCCGGAAACAATACCGGTTTGTGCCATAAGGGCATTGTTCTTATCTTCAAGAATTGCCTGGGCTTCTGACAGACCTTTACCAAGCACTCCATCGGGGCTGATTTCCTGTCCGAGTTCTGATATACGGGCCATGACATCCGCAGGAGCCATTTCATCATTTAGCCCCTGTATAGTCTCTACAGACTCTTTGGCCGAGCGTATCAGCGGGTCAAACTCAATATCACGCTGCAGTTCCAATACCTGTAGTTGGTTCCTGAGGTCTTCTATTTGTTGTTTACGCCCTTCGCTTTCGCCTTCCTGCAGCTGGGCTAATTCCAATTTTTTAATCTGCTGTTCAACTGAGAATATCTGGTCTTCGTATTTCTGCATACCTACCAGATTAGGAGATGACAACTTATCCAGTTCTCGGTTAGCATCGGATATCTGCTGTTCAAAGTCCGCTACAACCTCTTTAGCGTCATCATATTCAGCCTGCACGCGCTGTAGTTCTTCTTCAGCGTCTGCCAGGGCGTTCTTATGTGACTTAAGATTGGCATTGGCCTCATCCAATGCGTCTGAATAACCGAAGCTGGTAGATTTAGCGTCCTTAAGAGCCTTTTCCATCTCCGAAAGTTTGGCTTTGGCTTTATCCTGTTCCTGAGTAAGGGTAGCAATTTTTTGAGTGAGTTCATCTACTGCGCTGGAATCGTCTTTTGCTCCACCGAACAAACCTTTAAAAAAGCCTGTGACCTTCTCCCAGTTCTTAACCAGCAGTACAATCCCGGCTGTCAATGCGGCAACAGCAGTGATGATTAATCCGATGGGATTGGCATTTTGGGCTGCATTGGCTGCCCACTGAGCTGCAGTTTGTGCTTTCGTAGCTACTGTTTGTGCTATTGTGGCAGTTTTCTGTGCGATAGAGGCAGCTGTAGCAGAGATTGTCTGAAAGGTAGCTTTGGCCTGAGCAGATGCGAGGAATATTAATGCCGGGCCTAGTGCGGATACTAAAGATATTATCGGTTCTAATGGAGTTAGCCACGACCCCCAAGACAAGGCTACTTCGCTGATTTTCTGTTTCACCTTGTCCATGATTCCGTATTGGGAGTTAGCGACTTCGGCGTACTCATCAGTTATACCGGTAGCAGCGCTCATTTTGGCTGTATACGCATCAATTTCAGCTTGTGTTATGCCGAGTATTTTATTCAGAGATACACCGGATTCATCGGCTTGAGTTATAGCGGTTCTCAGCAATCTGGTTGCGGCACTACCCGATATGCCCTTGTCTTCCAGAGCAGCCAGAGTGGCAATCAATTCTTGCGCTGTCAGGTTCAGATTAGAGCCATAAGCGGCTACGTAGTTCATAACCGAGCCAAAGTCTTCAAGCACGATAGTAGTGTTCTTGGTTAACCACGTATACTTATCCATATCGGTGGAGTTTTCCGGCAATTGCTCTCCTAGATTCTTCATAGCAGGGATAAGAATACCGGCCACAGCTTCAGCGCTGGAACCAGTTGCATCAGCTAAAGCATCAAAGGCATTGGCATTAGCCTGTAATTGTTCGGTATTGTTTACTCCTGCTCGGACTAGAAGACCGAAGGTAGCTACTACTGATTCCAGCCCGAATGTCACGTTTGTGGTCTCTAGTGCCAGGTCGCGCATATCCTGAGTGGATACTCCCAGAGTAATAGCTGTTTGTCCCAGTTCAGCGTTCAGCTTACGGGCAGACGAGACCATAGCAATTCCAGCTGCACCCACCGCCGTAAAAGCCGCTCCCAACAGTTTGAGTGCGTCCTGAACTTGCTTGGTTTGTTCTTTTGTCTTTTTGAGGCCTTCTTCGACCTGGGCTTGGCCTTCAAGTGCCATCTTGCCTACGAGAGAAAATATCTCCATACTACTTGACTCCTTATTTTGGGCAACAAAAAAACCACCCTTGGGAGAGTGGTTTTAATTAAGATTATTACCCGGTTAAATTTAACAGTGGATAAGCATTAGTCCGATTACCCCAATAATCAAAAATGTAAGGCCTATTACGCGCAGGGTTGTTTGAAGCGTACTAGGGGGTTGAGATTTACGCTCTTTTGCCAGTTGGTCAAGTTCCCTTAGTTTCTGGCGGCTACGCTCATATTCTTGCCTATGACGAGCTATTGACTCTTCGCGCTTGTGGATAGAATTATCAAACTTCTCGTTCATGCTATCGCGCAGTTGTTCCTGCTTTGCCCGCATTCTGTCCATCAGGCTCATTGCGTGTCACCTCTTTGGCAAATAGTCATTTTACGATATACCCCAGCTAAGAGATGTCAAGCAATTTTATCCTTCATTCTCTGTTTTACCGCCCGTTCCCGTATATTTTGGGACTTTTTCAGGATATCGGCAGTAGTTGGTTTTGCTTTAACCTGTTGCGCGGCGGTTTTATCTGCGAGTCCAATAGCGGACAGATATTCCAGAAATGGCTTGTCGCCGCCGGCACCAAGTTGAAATGCCGTAAACGCACTGGTAACGAGCTTCTCCCGAAATTCTCGTGTTTCCATGTCTTGTATTACGCTCAGGCGTGTACAAGACATCATCAGGCACTCAGCGATAGGCCGGTGGTATCTGGATTGGAGAGAGTCCATTATCTGTTCTTTTAGCCGAATAACCTGGCGGGGATTATTCCCCGCAACTCGGCTAAAAAACTTTTAAATCCTTCTTGGTCTTTCAGCCCCCGGATAAATGCCGCAAGGTCTTTTAAGCTGGCTTGACCAAACTCGTTCGGGCTTATACCACAAACCGAGCCACACCAGGCTTTGATATCGTCCTTACAGTCTACCAGTAATACTCCGATTATTGTCAGCCCAAGGTGTTCGGTGTCTTTTTCACCTTCGCCTTTGGTGGCCTGTATTGCCTCGGAGATCTGTTTCTTAGTCTTCTCCCCGGCCTTTAGTATGATTTCGGCCAGGGAGAAGAGGTCATTGATCTGTAATTCTCGTACCTGCAGTTCCTGTGTGGCCATTGTTAACTACCTGCCGGTACAGGAATGATTTTCCACGGCTCAGAGTCCGGGTCAGTGGGGTCAAAGTGGCCACTGAAAACCACTTCTGAAACTATCTCGCCTTTATCAGGTAGAGTAAAAGCATTTATTGAGATGGGCAAAGCGTTGTACAGTATGAATATAAAGTCATTCCCGTTAGCATCTTCACCCACAATTGTGACGTTGTCCAGATAGGAAGCATCTGCTACATCTCCGCCAACGATGTTGCCGTCTGCATCTTCAACAGCTCCGGCGATAGCGGCCAGCAGATTGGACTTGGTAATTTCCAGCATTCTAACTGTCAGGGTCGGGGCTACATTATCCATTATCTGGCTGCCCTTCCACGGCCCGCGCTGCCCGTCAACCGTAATCTGGCGCAAGGTACGGTTTAAATTAAACTCACCCCCGCCTCTGGTTGCTCCTACAGGAGTTCCTACCCCGGTGTCCTCGTTGTAATTTAAGAGTACTTCACCAGGGCCAAAGACAATGTTCTCTTTTGTTTCCGTGGTTAATCCGCTTTTCATTTTATCCTCCTAATATTTTGGAAAAAGTAAATATGCCTCGATTTGCTATCCCATGAACCCTTCTCTCTCCAGTATTGATTCTGCTTCAGATGCTTTAAAAAGACGGATATCAAACAAGATTACATAATGATAAATACCCGGCTCATCAGTGACGAAGTTATCTGCCTGCAGATTAAATCTGGCTCCCGATATGTCTTCATCGTTATAGAGTAGTTGGTCGAACAAGGCTATGATGCGCGAACGCATACTTAGGATTCGGGTGATATTACTGCCTGTATCCCACAAATGGATTGTCAGCCCGCCTGTGCAGAAGGGAAAGGGTTTGTCTGTCTCCCGAAGTGAGAGCTCATGGACTATATAGGGCTTCGGCGTATCAGCAGGGGCGGTTATCGGATGTACTCTGATAGTGTCCATGATGGTTGCCAGCTGGCTATCTTCTGTCAGAGTCTCATATACTTTTGAGATTAATGCCGCTTGGGTATCCATCAAAACCACACTCGCATAAAAATATCTTTGACACCTTCTGAGACTGAATCAAACGAACGCTTAAGCCATGGACGGGCCTTCATTTTGGATGTTCCGAATTCCAGCATCGGGCCATACACTACCTCAGTTCCAACATACCCGATTATGTTTTTACCTGAACCTGAGGTGGGTTCTATTTTGCTATCTACATTTGACCCATGCTCTCGCCATACTTTCGCGACCTGTTTCCCGTCAACCTCGACAGAGGCTTTAAGAGACTGCCTTAATTGGCCGGTGGCGGCTGCGGGGTATTCATCTTCAGTTGATGCGTTGTATTTCGTTTTAGTGCCGGGTACATAGTATTCCTTACCGGAACGCGGCCCTGAGAGGTTTTCAAGCGTTGTGTTTCTGACGAGGTTTGCCGCTTCCCACATTCTTTCCCTTGCGGTTTCGTCTATCTTGTTTATGACGCCGGATATATCCTCACGAAAGGCGATGTCAACACCCATTAGCCACCTCGCTTAGTCATGACAATAGTCTTTCCTTCAACGTATTGGGCTGACTCTGCCAACTCATAGATAACGCCCTGGTAGCATATTCTTTGTTTGCCCAGAGAGAGCGTAACTATGCCATCAAAGAGAAACTTATCAGTCACGATGGTATTATTTTGCATAAAGGCCGTTCGGGTTATCACGTCAACGGATATACGCCTGCACCAACGTGTCTCACCATTTACCCAGGCTTCAGTTTCGCCCATAGCCCCTGTGGTTGAAGATTTATTCTGGATAGTGCATTTGGTCTTAATAAAATTGGTTATCATAATATTCGCTTCCTGAGCGATGAGAGCTTAGCCTTGGCGTTTTCCGGCAATTCCTCTTCGCCGGTATATGCTACCGACCCAATGCCGGCGATGCTTTCACTGGTTACTCCCATTCGGTTATTCCACCAGGCTGCCAAGGCATTAAGGACTGCCAATTTAGCCGCATACGGTATAGCTGCCTGCCCGTAAGAATCGGCATATCCTGCTGTATACGCAATTTCAATAACAGAGTCTTTCTGCCATATCCGGCCTGTTAAACGCCCGATAGAGAGTTGGGCGATATAGTCGGATTCTTCAAGTTCCACCCCATCTACAATAACGGCCTCAACGCTTTCTACAGGTAACCGATATAGGTTGATAGCTTGTTTGCCATTCCCAATGTGAGTTTCGGTTATACCCCGTTTGACCCAACAGGAACTGCAGTAGTCCTCGGTTTTTGCAGTAGCAGTTTCAATCAGAAACTCTAAAGTTAAGTCATCATCATCCCCATCAACGTGCAAGAAGTTTTTGGCTTCTTCAAGGGTTACAATCGCATATTCAGATAGGCTCATTTTCGTGCCCTTCTGGCTTGGCGCCGGGTGGGTTTATTTTCAGGGGGAGTAATAACCTTATTCTCAGGAGAAAGTTTCTTAACAGGTTCTCTGATTGGCTCTGCGTCACCTTGTGTAATCCAGCGTTGGGCTACCGCCGGCGTGATATCTATTACATTGCCCTTAATTAGCCTGCCCTTAGTAGTTTCAAATGGTTTAAGAATTCTGATTTTCATTCGTCTAACCCCCATGCTTCGTTAGTATCAAAGGCTACAACTGGTCTTTTGGTGAGTTGATAAATCCTCTCAGCTTGCTTGGCCGAACTCTCAATGAATAACCGGGCATCACTTTTTCCATAGAACGATGCTTTAAATTCTGCAGCGTTGGCCCATTGGTTACGATTACACATAATCAGCTGACCGTAAGAAATCCCGTGTATGGCCAGCCATGCTTCGGTTATAGCTCTATGTTCTTCCCTCCGCCAGGTAATCAATGTGCCTATGTTCTGAGGTTTGATTTTGAGAGGGACAGTCTGAAGCCAATCCACATATGATTGGATGTTATCATCCTCACCGTCCCAATTTGGGCATAGAATCCCGTCTATATCCATCATGGTGCCGGGTAAGTGGACGGCATCGCAATGAGTCCACTGGTAATGACGAGGGCCAATCAGTTCACATCCGTAACAGTCAATAATGCCGACCCTTAGTTTCTCATCCGGTTTTGATACATATACTGCGCCATAACACAGCTGATAGTCGCCGGAGGGAATTCGGGATTTAGCATCCTTCATGGCATTGCCGGAGGCACAGATATCATCTACAACCAGAACCCGCTTTATATCGGTCTTCTCCTTGCGGTGTTTGATGCCGGATTGGTAAATATGCCCTGATATGAAACTATCCAGGTCGGTAAAAGGGATGTTGCGATATATTGATACCAGATAAGCTATTAGCATCCCGTCTCTGGGTATGCCCACTATTAAATCTACGTCTGGTATTTTGGGTAAGAATTCGTGGATGAGGTCATGTGTCAAACGGTCAATGGTGTAATAATTCCTGACAGGTTTGGTTTTAATATACTGAGGTGTAATTGTCTTTTTGATAGGTACGAGTGCCGGCTGCTTAAGTATCTTTAGAAATTTGATATACTCACCGGGATAATCAAAGTCGGTGGTCTCATCATCTATATCGGTCAGCATGGGTGTTAATTGGGCATCGTCTGCTGTGTGGTCTTTGGTGCGTTTATTAATCGGTATACCCAGACAATGAATAAGTAGATGCCCGCCAAGTGAATTAAGTACCTGGTGGCTGGCGTGCATTTCCCTTAATTCCTCTGCCTTTTGTATGATGAAGCTATTAGCTTTAATAGCGTAAATTTCCCTGTTATTTTTGATGATGCCGGCATGTCTCCGGCCGAAGAACCTGAAATCATTAGTATCGGTCAGAATGGTATCAATAGCCGGTTCTGTGTAATGGACATCGCCATACAGATATATGGCTGGTGATAATTCACGTGCCCCGTAAATACGGTCTATTGAGTACTGGTTATGTTCCAAATTGATGTACTCTCTGACCCCTAAATCTCCATACTGGCCAGCCGTTCGGACAGTAACCCAGATATCGCTTATACCGCGTTCTTTAAGGAGACGGATAGTCCGTTTGATAATGGGTTCACCGTTTACGGGAGCCAATTGCTTTGGCATACCCAGATAATTGTTCCATCTACGGCAGACACCCGCTGCCATGATAACCACCCGCTGGTTTGGATTTATATTATCAGGGTGTTTATAGTCCGGTCTGGACAATTGTATTGGGCGTACTACTGACGTTTGAACAGGTGTTATCTTGTTTGTCCGCCGGCTAAGAGTTACTACCACCATTTCATATCACCTCATACTGTACGGGGGGGGCAGAAATGCCCCCCCGTAGCTTTAATTTGTTGGCCTAAAGACTGGTCTAGCTGCCGGAGCTGAATGAGCCGTAAACGAAAGCCTGAGGCCGATAGATGGTCAACCCGAAGCGTTCTTCAACCAAGATAGCAACCGTGTTTTGAATGAAATAAGACGCATGGTGTTCGGATACCCGGACGCTAACGCCTTCCCTGTCCCAAATTTGAGCGCCCAGACGGAATGCGCCGGTCAGGAATGTACCCGCTTCTATGGCATCACTTTCAACAACAGGTACGCGCCACAGACGGGCAGTTCCGCCATCAACAACTGATACCCAGATGTAGCGTTCCTGAGTGTCTTTCAGCAATTCCATAGCTGCCCAATCAACCGGGTTAATGACAATGCCGGAGACGGGGTACTGAGCCTGCCGGGCCTGCAGAATGGCCACTCTGATTTTGTCTATCCGAGTTATGGCTTCAACGCCCAGTGCAGTCTCCAGAGTTTCGTCGTAGGCAGTGGCTGCATCAATCAAAGCATCAGCCAAAACGCCATCCTCTACCAACTTAAGCCCATAAGTGAGGCGCTCGTTGATATAGCTCTGGAGCTGGGGAGCATCAGCTATGACCTGGCGGGAAGCAGGAATCCAGTGCGCATATGTGCCAACGCTGGCAACTTTCTTGTCAAAGCGCAGGGTAGATTCAGGTTTGTTAACGACAGACCCCTGAACGCTTTCGGCTACCGCTGCAGCTGCATTGGTGAAGAGTGTCTCTTCAATGTATTCTATGGCGTTAGAGGTGGTGTTGCCGGGAGCGAGTAGGTTTCTGATTCGGAGAGCCTGTTCAGGTGCGGCTACTATGCCGGGTACACGCTCAGGCACTATCAAGTCACCCGCTGAGGAAAGGTTGCTGGAAATGATTTCTTTGACCTCAAACCGGGAAGATTCATAGTTCCCTGACTGGATCATATCTTTGTAGGCTTTGGACTCGATGAACTGGCGTCCAATGCTCTTACCGGGTGTGGACGGATGAAGTCCTACGGGTGTCTCGCTCTTTTCAACCCGTACGTGCAGGTCATCAAGTTTCTTTTCCAAAGTGGCAATTGTTGACTTGGTTTCTTTGGATATTTCGCCGGCGGCTTTGATGTCCTGGTCAGCCCGCTCTCTCCAATTCAGAAGGTCATCGGCTAGGCCATTTACCTTAGCAAGAATATCCTCGGTTTTTACTTCCTGTTTTCCTTCAGACATGTGTTTGTACTCCTATTCGTTTTGTAATTTCGTCTATTCGGGAATCAGCTGTTTTAGCATCAAATCCCCATAATTTAGCCCGGATAGCGTCTATCTGTGCGGCTTCCTTTGATTCGTCCGGCGGGGGAGTGGTTTTACCCGGCTCCGCTTCGTCTTCAGTTTCGGCCAGAAGTGCTAATAGGACATCCGTAGCGTGTTGGACTGCTTCTTTATTTCGGGCGCTCAATATCCGGCCTGATTTTCTTGCGAGTATGGCAAGAGCCGATTTGAAAGCGCCGTTACTCTCCATTGCGTCTATCCAGTTATTAAAGGTACCCGAAAATTCATCAACAGCTTGACGCAGAGAGTTGACTTTATCGGTTTCCTCTTCATCGCGCATAATTCCCATGATTACGTTTTCCATCGTGCTAAATATGCGCCAGAGTTTGCTTATAAGCTCTTCGTTTGTTAAGGCTTCTGCAAAGGTCATCGCCTTAACATTGTGTATTACTGCCATATCATCTGCGGCGAAATTCCCCGGTACTAACCCTATCTCATATAGTTTTATTTCCTGCAGATGCCGGATGCCGTTTTTAATTTCCCATTTGATGGCTTCGTATCCTATAGACAGCGTCCTGATTACCCCGGCTTTCATGAGCAGGTAAGCCTCTTCGCCCTTTTGGATACCTCTAAGGATTTGCCCTTTAACTACGATACCGTCCGTACTATCGGTAATCGGGCCAATACCAATCGGTGAATCAGTATCATGCGGAGGAAAGGTGAGCATAACTCCGTTGTTGTTTTCCTGAATGGTTTTGGTAAAAGACCCCGGTTCCACAATATCTTTGACCTTATCGGGAGACTTACGATAGGCTGAGGCTATTCCCTCGAAATTTCCTGTTTGTTCGTCAAACTCCTTCATTTGAAATCGGAAGTTTTTCTTTTCCACCTGTTTTACTCCTTAAAAAATTGTTCCACGCATCGGCAGTTGATAATATTTTCCGGCCCGCCAGCCGGGTCACCCACATGGGCCATACCATTGGAATATTGCTCATCAATGCCCACTGTCTGCCCATCTAAAGCAACATGAGCATCCCGGACTCTATCATCCCGACTTGATAGCCAGCGGCGCTTATTAGCCCCTGATTGTTTGCCTGCAGCCGATTGACCATATCCGGCTGCAATAGCTGTTTCAGTCCGAGCAACTCGCATTGCCAGACTGCGGGCGTTGTCTGTATAAAATTGCTTGATTGACTTGGCTATTTGGGTGTTGGAGAGGTTATTGCTTATCCCATAGGTTATAAGGTCGTGCATGGCGGACTGCTGGGTCTCCATGATAGTTTTAACTGATTCGGCAGCGTGAGCAGTAGCCCAAGCTTTAATTGCCGCTGAGAATGGGTCAAATTTGAATTCCAGTAACTGATTATTGGTTTTTAATCGGTCAGCGGTCTGTTTGCCGAAATCTTCTATCAGGGTAAGGGTAATAGCGGTTAAAGTCTTTTCCCATTCGGGGGACAGGCTCTTGAAAACATCATCAAGGCTATCGGGGTTTTTGGCTACGGCGCTGCCCAATTTGGTATATAGAGGCTCGAATCGTTTTTCCAGTACACCCCACCAGCCAATCCGGCGGGAATCTATGCGCTTCCATTCGGCTACCTTTTGTTCCTCTGTCATGTCCATGTGAAGTGACTTAGCCCCGGTGGTCTCTGGCTCGTCCACTATTTCAGGTAGCCCGCTTTCCATAACCGGGGCTACGCTGAATGGTAAATATGACCTTCCCCAACCTGGGAATTCATCAATGCCCAGTTCCAAAATCTTATTTATTTGCTTTAAGGGGACACCCATGCTCCATAACCTTGCAGCCTGTTCACTCTTCTTGCTGAAGTCTTCCCTGAGAGCTGTAACATTAGATACGTCATAGGCAATTTTGATATCTCCGCCATACAGCGGAGCCACCTTGAGATTGAGAGTGGATTTGATATCATCCAGCATGGGGATAGCATTGTCCTCATATAGAGACCTACGGGCCTCTTGCACATTATTAAAAGAGGAATGCTCGCGGTCTCCCAACCACCAGGGGTCAAGACCAATGGCGGCAGCCAGCTGTCTTATGTTAGTCCAGAGCGAATTGTTGTAATCCAGCTCTATCGGAGTCATATTCGCTTCTATCCAGTTCATCTTGCGGGGATAAAGCCAGGGCATTCTCCGAGACGATTTGTCCAGATAACTCTCTTGGAATTTGCGTTTGAAGTCGTCAAATTGTTCAGGGGTCAAGGGTTCTTCCGGGAAGAGATGACCTGACGGCATACCCCGGTTCTGCATAGATACCTTTTGGGTATCCAGCCCCTCGTTGTAGATATCAATAACCCGTCCAGCTGGCATGATAGCCCCCATACCGGTATAGAAATTACCTGGGTCTATCTGCTTAAACTGAATAAAGGTCTCTTTGGCTACTGTATGTTTGACACCTGATTCGTCCGTATATTGCCAGCCTTCCAGCCATTTATTACGGTCTCTGGAAGGAATAGGCTGTATTTGGTCGGGCATTTCCATCCAGAACTCGCGAGGCTGCTGGTTGACATATATCGGGCGGATATAAGCATTACCGATTAGCATCAAGTGGCCGACAATGTATTCCATATTGTCCTGGCCGGAAAATTCAGGATTGGGATAATTCCATGCATGGACAAAAGGATGGTCAGGTATCTGCTCGCCTTTTTTATCCAGTACAATCCATGGTATGCCGGAGACCGCTTGAATCAATGACCTGATACCCCGATAGATGGGTATAGCCATTTTATAGCCTTCCCTGATGGCTTTTGAGGCAGGTATGTCAGTGTAGACTGGTCTGCCGGGCAAGGAAAACATGGAATATAGCCCCTGGAAGAAGCCGACAAATTCCGGCGATGTTAAATCAAAGCTCTTCTTATCCAGCATGGATAGTGCTATTTTGTTTCGGATTTTGTCTAACATACTCGCTCCGTTTAACCCACATCAAAATAGGTGTTGCAGTTATTCAGGTAGTTTATTGCTTGGCTCATAGCGTCCACTTGGTCATCATGTGCTCCGTTTGGAAAATTGGCGCACTCTTCAACAAAGTCGTTGACCCAGCTGGTGTTTTCAGGCAGGTAAACATTGCCGGCTTCGATATCCGGGCTGGCCGCTTGTGCCCGGACTATTTTGCCGCCTGCCGGTTCAATTGGGATTAACCCGGCTATTCGGTGTTTCAGGGTGGATATAATGGCTGGGCCATTGGCTTTATCTTCTATCAGTTTCACAGTTGCCTTTGGCCACTTGGCTGACAAGGCTAATATAGAGGCAATAGAAGCCGGGAAATCCATTCTGGCCCTTACCTGGTCTAACAGGTATTTATCAGCTCCCGCCTTGCCCCAGACTTGGCCAACCACAAAGTCGGTGCCGGCGGAATCTTTGAACGAGCAGTCCCAAGATTGAATAACTGAATCAAATTTTGAAGGTGGTTGCCGATAATATTTCCACCAGGAACGGTTTAAAATATTGCCTGACGGTGATGATGGCCGTTGCTGGTAAAGAGATTCCCAGCCATAACCGCCTGAAGTAGCCTTAGTTTTCAGCAGTGTTTCTAATGAGTAGCGTTCTGGCCAAAGAGGTTCACCTGCTTTTCTTGGGTCACAGTCCATTAGCTGCCCATCTGCAATAGCGGGGAAACAAACTACCGTCCATTGTTCGGCTGCGGGGTCTGATTTTGCCAGCTTAAGCAGCCGCCCGGCCAAATCATCTTCGTGCCAGCGTGTCATGGTTAAAAGGATTCTGGCATCCTTGCGGAGACGTGTCTGGAAAGTTGAGGTGTACCAGTCCCATATGGAATTGCGATAGGTTATAGATTCAGCTTCTGCCCGGTTCTTAATAGGGTCATCTATTATTCCCCAGATGCAGCCTATACCTGTAATAGACCCACCGATGCCGGCACTTTTGTAGTAGCCTTTATGCCCAACTACTTCAAAGATGTCTGAGTTGCGCAGGTATGCCCCTTGAGATACTGTCCTGACATTTTCACCGAAGAGCTTAGTATCTGGGAACAAAACTGGATACTGGTCTCCGTCAATAATCCGCTGCACATCTCGGTTCATCATAGAAGCAAGGTCAGCCCCGTAACTGGTGGCTATTATTGAATCATCCGGGAATTTGCCCAGAATGAAAGCCGGCAGACGCCGTGATACAAGTTCAGACTTGCCGTTTTGAGGCGGCATGAACACCATGAGCCGTTTTATTTCACCTGAAATAAATTTATCCAGATATTGGCATAACTCAATATGATGCCAGTTAGCCTGGTAGTCTGGATAAGTGTACCGGGTAAAATCCAGAAGATTACTTCGGGCCTGGCGCCTTCTTAGTAATTCTCGTGCTGCCTTCACCTTCTTTGATAATTCTGATGAGTTCGTCATCTGTGTAACTTTCAACATTTAGATTTATGCTGCGTGCATCTATGTTGAGTAATGTTCCGGTTTCGTAGATATGCTCCATCTTGTTTAGCTCGGCGATAGCCCGAACCGGGTCATGGAGTTTAATATCTGTAATGACAGTAGGGTGGTCTCCGTCCTTGTCATACTCGGTAGAGGATTTAATTGATAGGATGGCCGCGCTCTGGCATCCATCTATACCAACATTTATCCAAGAGCCGTCCGGCCCGCACGAAACCAAATCAGATAGTCTTGCTCTGGCTATTTCGGACAGCCTCTCCTTACGCTCCTGAACGCTCATGACGGCATCCGCAGCGACCTTAGCCTGCAGTTCTTCAAGGCGTTCCAAGATATTAGGTTTTTTTAGGTTTTCCGTAGCTATTACGGCAGCAGTCTTGGATGAATAACCGGCCTTTATTGCTGCTTCAGTAGCATTGCCAAGTTTGAAGTAAGTAACTGCGAATTTCTCTTGCTTGACTGTTAGTTTCTTGTTGGGCATATCCGCCCCCGGAGTAAAAATATTTTGCCTTGAGTATTGACATATGATACTAAATATAGTATCATCTAAGTATAAGAAATTAGGACTGAGCGATGAGTATAGAGAAACTGATAAACCAGATAAAGGCTAACCCAAACAAAGTAACTGAAGCTGATTGTGATAAACTTCTTATCGCTTCTGGCTACGAACTGAGAAGGTCAGCAGGAAGTCACAAGGTTTATCACAAAGCAAATTCAATGCCAATCACGATAATAAGCCCTAAGTCATCAAAGTATGTTAGACCTGAATACGTAGAACGAATGACAAAGATGCTAAAGCTGGGGGAATAATCCCCAGCTTGGATAGGAGTTAAGAAATGCCAAATGCTATTAAAACTAGACGTCAACCACTAGAATATTACCTTGGTCTGGAATACCCAATTAAACTTATTCCCTCAAAAGTGGGCGGGTATGTAGTTGAAATTGAAGAACTTCCTGGTTGTCTCTCTGAGGGTGATACTTCAGAAGAAGCACTTGCCAATATTCAGGAGGCCCGTCAACTCTGGATAGAAACCGCTTATGAAGATGGGCAGGATATTCCGCTTCCCAGAACCGAGCGGGAGTATAGCGGGCGGTTTGTGGTGCGTATGCCCAAAGAGCTTCATGCCAAACTTGACAGGGCAGCTGAGCAGAATAACGTCAGCCTGAATACGTACATGGTGCATAAACTGTCTGAGCGTAAGGCTTAATTTATGGAAACAATCTCAAAGAACTTGGACTACTACATGGGATTGCCATATACAGTAGTCATTGAACCAGACGAAGATAATGACGGCGGGACTTACTATGTTGCCAGAGCCTTAGAATTAACAGGTTGCATAGGCGATGGAGACACTCCAGAAGAAGCCCTTGAAAGTCTGGCTATCCACAAGAGAATGTGGATTGAATCCCAATTGGCTGACGGGGCATCCATTCCTGAACCGCAGCAGAAGTTCAACGATTATACAAAACTTATTGCTTAACTATTCCTCTTGGCGGATAATCCAGAAAACTCTAGCGGGAGGGTAATAAAATGCTGTGGTGGTGGATTGCCCTTTATATCCTTGCTATCGCTATTCCGTTAGTTCTGGCTTTAACAAAGCGTATTCATTTGTCACTTGCAACTATTCTTGCTGGCATATTATTGGCTGCCTCTACGATTTTTATCGCTAATCGCAGTGGTGAGGTTTTTTGGAACTTTGTTCTTGAGCATGTTGTGATAATCGCCGCTGTATTAACAGTAGTAGTTTTTATTTTGTATTTGATTTCAAACTTAACGGAAGATGATGATAAGATGACCTTAGGCGAAGAAATGCAAGATGTTGGTGAACGTCTTAAGCACCTTGCCCGTCGTCTTAGGGGTTAATTCTGTCATTTACGGCCCCGCAAAAGAACAATCAGTATTTTATGACAACGTCTGCTACTTCCAATATTTTATCCCTTTTAGTGTATTTACGGATTGCGGGAATACTAGTATTTGGGTTATCATATTAAAAAAGGAG